AACTGTCTAGAACACATAAGTTTGATGGCACAAGAGCAAATTGAGCTAGAATTTAAGGATGAATTGCAACAATTAGCGCAAATGCAACAAATGGCGCAACAAAATCCGCAAATTCAGCAACAAATGGCACCTTTACAACAAAAAATTGAAGGTAGAAAAGCTATTTTGATAGCTGACATGATGGAAGACTTCAAAAATGAAGAGAAAAAGATTACTTCTCAGTTTGATCATGATCCAATTGCTAAATTAAGAGCTAGAGAGCTTGATATTAGAGCTATGGACAATGATAACAAGCGAAAAGAAGCTCAAGAGAAGATAAATATTGATAAAATGAAGGCTATGATGAATCAAAGTATTCAAGAAGATAAATTAGAACAAAATGAAGAATTGGCTAATTTAAGAGCAGATACTTCTTTAGAAAAACAAGAAATGGCTAATGAAGCAAGAGAAAAATTAGCTATGATGAAACCAAGACCGAATGGGAGGAACTAATGTGGTTATCAGCAGTTAAATTAGCGTTAAACGCAGGAACGCACATATACAAGAAAAAACAAGAGACAAAGATGGCTATGGCTGATGCACAGCATATGGCAGCCACTAAGATGGCTCGAGGCGAAACAGAATACCAAGGAAAACTTTTAGAAGCACGTCAAGCAGATTATAAGGACGAGGTGGTCCTCGCGATTCTCACGCTCCCAATTTTGGTGCTCGCATGGGGGGTCTGGTCGGACGATCCGGCCGCTATGGAGAAGATAAAAACTTTCTTCGAGCATTTCCAGGCATTGCCGAGCTGGTTTACAAATTTATGGATCCTTGTCTGCGCGAGTATTTTTGGTATAAAGGGTACACAAATTTTTAGAAATGGAAAGAAATAGACTTGTCTATTAAGATAAGTTATAATAAACTTAATTAGGAGAAAAATATGAGACAAAACGGAGTAAGATCAAATGTTAGATTCCCTTATGGAAAAGGTGGATCTACAAAAAAGAAAAAACAAGGATACAAAGATAGAAAAGATGAATCTATCGCTATGAGAATCAGAAAGAAAAGAACTCCTGCACAGTTAAAAGCTAGCAGAGATGAGTCTTATGGTAAATGGGGATCTAAAGCTAAAAAATCTGGAAAGATAAATAAATAATGCCAGAATATTTTGATTCAACAGCTGCTTTTCCAAAAAACACTAGAAGAAGTATTTATAGAGGTGGTGGTGTAGTTAAAGGTGGAAGAGGAATGGGCGTAGCTCTTAGAGGTGGTGGAAGAGTTGAAGCTAAAGACGGCAAGTGGATTCAAAAAGCTGTTAAAGGGATGAGAAAAGATAAACCTTGCACGGGCAAAAAATTTGGAAGCAAATCTTGTCCTCCAGGATCAAAAAGATATAACTTAGCCAAAACTTTTAAAAAAATGGCTAAAAAAAGAAAAGGATAAATTATGGCTGGCAGAGGAAGAACTAATTTATTAGAAGAACTAGGTAGAGTCGAAGCGGAACGTTCTAACAGAAACAGAAGAGACGAAATCGGCAGAATCCATAGTGAACTTAATAAAGGTTACAAACACGGCGGTAGAGTAAAATCTAGAGGCGTGGCTAAAAGAGGCTTTGGTAAAGAAGTTAGATAATGCTTAAAAAGTGGTGGATAAGCATCATTGAAAAACTTTTTGGAAAAAGATGTAAGTGTGATGAGAAAAGCAATAATCCAGGCGCTTGAAGATAGATATAAAGCTCAGATTTCTGAAGCTGATGCAACTCTAAAAATTTTTTTAGATCATTCAGTTGGAATTGGCGAACACGCTCAACATATCGAGGAAATAGATAAACTTATTCAAAAAATTTCTAGCGCTAAAGGCAAATTAGAAACTCTTAAAGAATTTGAATAATGCCTTTTAAATCAGAAAAACAACGAAGATATTTATGGAAAAACGAGCCAAAGATTGCTCGTAAATGGACCAAGAAGTATGGCAGTAAGCCAGTTAAGAAGAAAGGAAAGAAGAAAACATAATGGATGATTTAGACGTAACATATAAACTTAAAAAGAGAATAGATGCTACTCTTCAACAGATTGGGGACGCTATGATAACAGGTGGGGTTGACAATATGGAAAAATACAAGTATCTACTAGGACAGGCACAAGCCTATCAAATAATTAAACAGGAAATCTCTAACCTGCTAAAAGAGGATAAGGAGCAAAATGACGGAAACGTTATCGACATCAAAGGAAAAGGAAGTTCCAAAACATAGGAACGCTTTACAAGAAAAATACAAAGAAGAAGAATCTCACGTTAAAAGATTAGACGAAAACAATATTCAGGATGTAGCTGATCAATTGCCAGAACCATCTGGTTATAGATTATTGCTATTACCATTTACACCTAAAGAAAAAACTAAAGGTGGAATTTTATTTTCCCAAGAACAATTAGATAAAGCAAGAATAGCCACGACTTGTGGTTATGTTTTAAAAATGGGAGATCTTGCATACAAGGACAAAGATAAATTTGATAAACCTTGGTGTAAGGTAGGAGATTGGGTAATGTTCGCCAGATATGCTGGTTCGCGTTTACCGATTGAAGGTGGAGAAGTGCGAATAATAAACGATGATGAAGTGTTAGGGACCATTAAGGATCCTGAATCAATTCTTCATTACATATAACATAGGAAGGAACTATGCCAGACGAAGAAAAAAAAGCAGGTGATCTTATTGATGTAGGGGAAGCCGACCAACAGGCAACTGACATTAATTTAGATGACAAAGGTGAACCAGAAAAAGTTGAAGCACCTAAAGAAGAGAAGATTGAAATCGAGAAAGTTGAAGAAGATAAAACTTTTGAAAATGAAAGAGAAACTAAACTCGATAAAAAAGAAGAAAAAGACGAGTTAAAAGAATATAGTGAAGGCGTTCAAAAAAGAATTGCTAAACTAACTCGTAAAATGAGAGAAGCAGAAAGACAGCGAGAAGAAGCTGTTACTTATGCTCAAAATGTTCAAAATCAAAATACTGAAATGGAAAAAAGATTATCTAAAATAGATAATTCTTATGTTTCAGAGTTTGAAAATAGAGTTAAGACTAGTTTAGCAGCCGCTCAATTAGCACTTAAAAATGCTATTGAATCTCAAGATGTGGAAGCACAAGTTGCTGCTCAAAAGCAATTAGCTGCTCTAACAATGGATGAAGCAAGACTAAATTCTATTAAAGTTGCAAACGAGAACAAACCAAAAGAGCGTGAAAGAGACGTAAATATTACTCCACAAAGAACGGCCCCTACAGCAAGGACTGATCCTAGAGCTGAAGACTGGGCGTCTAAAAATTCGTGGTTTGGTAATGATTCGGCTATGACTTACACGGCTTTTGACATTCATAAAACCTTAGTGGAAAAAGAGGGTTATGACCCACAAAGTAACGAATATTATGAGGAAGTTGACAGAAGAATAAGGGTTGAATTTCCGCATAAATTTGGTAAGATGGAAAGTAATTCTACAGAAAGAGCAAAACCTGCTCAGAATGTAGCCTCAGCTAAACGTTCTAGCTCAACAGGACGCAGAAAAACTGTGAAGCTCACTCAGTCACAGGTAGCAATTGCTAAAAGATTAGGAGTGCCACTAGAAGAATATGCGAAACAAGTAAATATCACGGAAGGAGTATAGGCATATGGAAAACGAAAAAATAAAAACTTCACGTGCGAGTCAAACTAGATCCAAAAAGGAATCTAAAAAAGTTTGGACTCCACCCACTTCACTTGATGCACCGCCTGCGCCAAAAGGCTTTAGACATCAATGGATACGAGCAGAAATATTAGGACATCAAGATACGTCCAATATTGCTAAGAATATCCGAGAGGGATACGAATTGGTGAGAGCCGATGAATATCCAGACTCAGATTATCCAGCGATGAGCGAAGGTAGATACGCAGGAGTTATCGGGGTAGGTGGCCTATTGCTGGCTAGGATACCAGAAGAGATTGCGCTTCAAATTGACGAGTACTACGAAAAGCAGAACAAAGCAAAAGAAGAAGCAGTAGATACCAATCTTCTGAAGGAACAGCACCCAAGTATGAGATTCTCGAAAGAGAACGATACTCGTGTAACCTTCGGTGGTACAAAGAAAAGCTAATTATTTAGTAATTCCTAAACCAACGAATTAAACTAACCGTGACTGGAGGCCCGGCAGGGCAGGTCACATAAGGAGATAGACTATGGCAAATGCAAGTAGCACTGGCTTTGGATTTCAATCAGTTATGACGTTGGGGAACACTCCAGCAACTCAAGGACTGTCTGAATATGTCCTGAAGTCAGGAACAGCGAAAAGAATTAACCAGAACGACCCTTGTTCTAAACAAGGAACAGGCGGAGATGATGGTTACATTCAAGACGCAGCTCATACAACTATGGCCGACGGTGTAACCGGCGGTGCTGGATGGGCAAATAACACAAGTACTATCCAAGCGATCACAGGCGTGTTTAACGGTGCTTTTTATGTAAACAGCACTACAAGCAAGCCAACGTGGGCGAATACGATAGTAGAGAGTACTACGTTCGGAACGGACTATAACACTGGTTCAAGTGACGGACTAGCATTCGTAAATGACAACCCAATGCAGGAATACGTATGTAAAGCAGACGCAGCGTGCGGTGTGAATCTTATGCTTCCTACATTAACATACAACTGTGAAAACGGTGGTACGACAGCTAAACAGACTTCTGGTCAATCAACTATTAAGTTGGATATCGGAACTTCTGCAGCAGCTGGTGCGGGCCAAGCAATGTTTCAAGTTGTAAGATCGGCAAACGATCCAGAAAATAAAGATTTAACAGCAGCGGACGCAAACGTTATTGTTAGATTTGCACCTGGTTCGATTATGTCGTTATCATACTAAGGAGAATAGGAGTATAAACTATGGCAATATCAAGAGCACAACTAGTTAAAGAACTAGAACCTGGTTTGAATGCACTATTCGGACTAGAGTATAAACAATATGCTAACGAGTGGAATGAAATATTCGATTCAGAATCATCTGACAGAGCTTTCGAAGAAGAAGTAATGTTATCTGGTTTTGCGAATGCTTCAGTGAAACCTGAAGGTCAAGGGATTACCTACGATCAAGCTCAGGAAACTTTCACAGCTCGTTACACAAATGAAACGATTGCATTAGCGTTCGCGATCACAGAAGAAGCTATCGAAGATAACTTGTATGACAGACTAGCGTCTAGATATACAAAAGCGTTAGCAAGATCTATGGCGAGCACTAAGAATATCAAAGGCGCAGCAGTATTGAATAACGGATTTACAGCGGCTTATGCTGGTGGAGATGGTAAGGAGCTTTTTGCTACTGACCACCCTACATTAGCTGGGACGTTTTCAAACGAGTTATCAACAGCGGCTGAGCTTAACGAAACTTCATTAGAACAAGCGCTAATAGACATCGCAGCGTTTACTGATGAAAGAGGCCTAAAAATTGCGGCTCAAGGAACTAAAATGATAATTCCTTCTGCGCTTCAATTTACTGCTGAAAGATTGATGAAATCTGAAGGTAGAACAGGTACAGCTGACAATGACATTAATGCTGTAAAAAGTATGGGAATGGTTCCGCAAGGATACGCAGTTAACCACTACTTATCAGCAACTAAAAAATGG